TCGTAATCGTCCTAGGCATCATCAACGGTTCTGGGAAATCGTCTGGATCACCGGAGAAAAGGGCTAGGTTTCCTAGGGGTATCGGCTTGAATTCGGCATGATGAGGACAGGGAGGACGAATAAGGGCGGGATTGTCACCATGTGGGACCATTTGGGGGGATTGATAAGGTATTATTTAGGTCCGTCGCATGGCGCACGATTTAAAAGGTATGGGGGGTACCGCAAAAATGCGCCGCCGTCTCTATATATATAAACAACACCCCCAAATATTTAGAAAAATCTATGGACCTGTCATCAATATAAAAAAAGATATCTATAGTGTTGCATAAATACCACAGAGCGGTACTAATTAGTTACTTTATAGTATTTTTATAATATATTTTATATATCTCTATTGTAAAACTCTACAGTATAGTGTATAATATTACTATGGAGAATTTAAATAGTAACTATATAGAAACATTCGTTAACCTTCAAGGATTGTTATCCCAAGGTGTTAACACTCAATGTAATGATGACTTCCTTTCTTTTGTCAGACTGATGGCACCTACCATTGTAACTGACTTTAAAATGGGTCGCCACATTGAAGTTATATCAGAGAAACTGCAACAGGTAGAAAATGGAGAGATAAAACGACTGATGGTGTTTCTACCGCCTCGGTCCTCCAAGTCTGTTGTATGTTCTAAGTTGTTTCCTGCATGGTACATAGGCAGAAACCCTGAACATGAGCTACTGACAATATCTCATAGTGATCAGCTTGCCAGTGACTTTGGTAGATCGGTAAGAGATATTGTTAATACCGAAGAGTTCTCAAAGGTATTCAAAGGGGTGGCTCTACGTAGCGATGTCAGGGCAGCAGGTAAGTGGAAAACAAACCAGAATGGAACCTACTATGCCGCCGGTGTCCGATCTCAGATTGCAGGTCGAGGCGCACATGTGGCAATACTGGACGATGCAATGTCTGAAGAGGATGCAATCTCCAGTGCAGGTAGGCGCTTCATCAAGGAATGGTATCCGGCAGGTCTCAGAACACGTATCATGCCTGACGGGGCCATAGTCATAATCAATACCCGATATCACTATGATGACCTCTGTGGCTGGCTTCTGAAGCAACAGGAGAATATGCCTGACTATGAAACGATACCGTGGGAGGTTGTTAAGATACCGGCATGGCTGGACGAAGATGCTTCTGAGCTTCTGGACCTTCCTGTGGGCAGCAGCTACTTCCCGGAGTGGAAACCGGATCGGGTACTGAAGGTAGACGAGAACGAGATCAAGGCCAGCAATGGTAGCAGGTACTGGAACGCCCTGTACATGCAAGACCCCACCCCGGAAGAAGGCGGTATCATAAAGAAACGCTGGATCAAGGATTGGGAGTTTGGTGATCCCCCCACATGTGATTTTGTTATACAGACATTTGATACTGCGTTCTCCACATCAAATACCGCTGACTACAGCGTGATACAGACATGGGGTATCTTCTACATGTACAATCAGGATGAGGAAGGCTACGAAGACTTTGCTCCTCACCTGATACTGCTGGGCAACATCAAGGGCCGCTTTGAATACCCGGAACTGAGGCGGCTGGCGCAGAAGCTGTATAACCAACATAGACCTGATGTCTGCATGGTGGAAAAGAAAGCTTCAGGCCAATCTCTCATACAGGATATGCGTAGAGGTGGTCTACCTGTAATGGAATATCTGCCAGACAGGGACAAGACCTCCAGAGTTTATGCGGCTACTCCCATAATGGAGGCTGGTCGTCTCTGGATACCCAAGGGCAAGAAGTGGGCAGACGATCTAATAGAAGAACTGATACGCTTTCCTAATGCTGCACATGATGACCAAGTGGATGCCCTCACTATGGCAATCCACTATCTGAAGGACTCATGGCACCTGACACACCCTGATGATCCAGAGTATGATGACGAACCTAGAGAAAAACCAGCTACTTACTGGAATGTATGATTTGGGAAAATGAAGAAAGTATGCTATAATAGTAACAATGAATGATCTTGAAAGAATAATACATATCTTAAATACGGTACCGCTTTACAGATGTAAAAACGTAGATTATTTAGTAAATTTAGTTTTACCGGCAATAAGAAATAATCAATACTTAATTATATCCAATAACGAGACTCCTTTATATTTTGTTACTTGGACTTTTTTATGTAAGAAAGCCTCAGATGAATATGAAGCTAAAGAAAGATTATTAAGGATAGAAGATTGGAATAGTGGTGTTATACCGTGGATAATAGATTGTGTGTGTCCCTATGGTGGTATTTTTCCTGCACATAGAGAATTAGTAAAAATTCTCAGGGATTCTGGTGTAAAGGGAAAAGTAAGATTTTTTAGATATAAGAGGGGAAATAATGAACTTCGTTATATTAGAGTTTAGTAAAACTAAACACAACCTTTATAATAATTTAGATTATTTAGGGCTGAACCCCTATGAGCAAAGACATTTTTGTTTTCATGGCGGAATGGGCGATCCCGGTGGAGGTGAAGGTAGCGAAGCAGAAGGAACTGGCGGCGGCGTTGACCCCGGTGGAGAAGAAGAAGCTGGTTATGATATAGGTTTCTCATCAGCAGCCCAAGAGGCATCAGCAGCAGCAGCAGCCGCAGCAGCAGCCGCAGGAGATGGACAACAGGACATGGGTCCAATGGGTTGGGCGCTAGACCCATTTACGCAAGACCTTTTTGCAGGAATAGTAGATGCATATGGAAATCCTAGAGATTTTCCTGTGCCTACTCCCAGAGCGCCAAAGGAAAGAAAACTGCTTCCTAAAATGAATACTGCTGGGCTTGGGGTAGACCCAGTGATTGAAGTGCTACCCAAAATGGATAGATTGGTTGACAGAGAAACAGCAGCAGACCTAGGTAAAAATTATTTAACAATGCTAACTGAAGCTGGGCTGACAGCGGCGGAAACCAATGATGAGGATTTAAAAGATCAAATACAAAAAGAACTTGACAGAGGTGCATTAGCTGATTATTATCAGGACTATGGTCTGATGAATATGCTTGAAAATGTTGGCTTTAAAAGTTTTGGTACAGGCTATCGTGGTAAATATGAAGCACGAACAGGAAAATCAGTAACCAGAGATCAGTATGATCCTAACACAATAACTGGCGCAGGTACAGATGAGCGTTCAGCAACCATATCTTTATTTAATCAGTTTGCCTTGGCAAATCCTAATATGACAGCAATGGAAGCTATGGCAGCATTTAACGCCACACAAAGTCCAGATGCTCAAATTTCTGCTGTAGACTTGGGTATGCTAGGATACGATCCCAATGCTCCTGCTGGACCTCAAGCACAGGCAAACGAAGATGAAAGATACAGAGGTTTTGTTCAGGGTCTGGGATTAATAGGCAAAGGCGTGGCACTTGGTCCAGTATCTGTTGCTGCCGATATAGCACTTAGTGGTAAAACAGGTGAAGAGTCTGTTCTTGGTATTTTAGGAAAAGAACTAAATGACCAAACTGGAATCCCCGATATGATTGAGAGTGCTTACGATCAATTCACAACTGATCTTGGAAAGGCACGAGACACAGTTGTAGATGCTGTACAAGAAAACATTGTTGATCCCGTATCTGAGTTTTTCTCACGAGGTCTGGATACTCCTGAACAAGCTAGTATAAGTAATTTTGGCAGGGCTGAAGAAGCTTTCTTTGATCCTGTTGATATAGGAAATCCTTATGCAGGTTTAAGCACTCCTGAATTTGAAGCTCAAATAGCATTTGAAGAATCTCAACGAGGTCTACAAGCAGAAAAAGAAGCTGCGCCGGGTTCAGACGCTGCCAATCAACTAGCTGAAGCTCTAGAGAATGCAGCGTATTATGACTCGCTTATGAACCCAGCCGCTGTTTCACCACCAGAACCGGGATCATTCTTTGAGGGACTTGATCCAAAAGAAACACAAGATTATATTGACAGGGTAACAACCCCGGAAGGAGTTAAGTTGGTAAGAAAAACACGAGCGCCAGCGCCCCGTCCACCAACAGTGTCTGAACAGGTTTCTGCCCCAAGAACCGGAAACTTCTTCCCCGGCAGCTTTGACAGACCAACCGCCACACCCAGAACAAGAACACAAACTATAGCAGATATTTACGGTTTTAGTGAAGAAGATGCTGACAGAATGTTAGGAATCGCATAATGGCAACAGAACGCAATCCCTTTGATCGGATACCAGAAGAAGAAACAAATGTAGTTCCTCTTGCTCCTGAGACGGAGGATATTGATGCTACCTTTGAAGTTGCTGAAGATGGTGGCGTTATTGTAGACTTCTCTGAGAATGTGGAGATGATGGCCTCTGAAGATATTGCCGAATGGTATGGCAATATGGCAGAGGATATGGACGAAGATGATCTGGTAGATATTGCCAATGATGTAATAGAAAACTTTGAGGCTGATAAAGATTCCCGTGCAGAGTGGGAGTCCATGTTTGAACGTGGCTTTGATCTGCTGGGCCTGAAGCTTGAACAGGGTTCCGAACCCTTTGAGGGCGCTTGCACCGCTGTACATCCCCTCCTGATTGAGTCGGCAGTCAAATTCCAATCCAAGGCATCCGGGGAACTGTTCCCTGCCAATGGTCCAATCAAGGCACAGATCATGGGCAAGTCCACACAGGAAAAAGAACTACAGGCAAACCGTGTACAGAACTTTATGAACTATCAGCTTACCGAACAGATGCCTGAATACTTTGATGAGTTTGAAAGGATGCTGTTCCATCTACCGTTGATTGGTTCTGCATTCAAGAAGCTGTACTATGATGCGACTGTGAAGCGTCCCAAGTCAGAGTTTATTCCCATAGACCAGTTCTATGTATCTTACTACGCAACTGATCTTTCCAATGCAGACCGCTACACACATGTAATCTATCGCAGCCCGGTGGAACTACAACGAGACATGAGGGCTGGTGTATATGGAGATGTTGAGCTAGGCTCTCCTGCTTCTTATCCCAGCACTCCCTTCAGTGAGAAGATGGATACGATCATTGGTCTGTCCCCCACATCAGACCATGATCCACAGTATGTTCTGCTGGAACAGCACTGTTATCTTAATATTGAAAATGAAGAAGAAGCCTGTCCCTATATCGTAACTGTTGAACAGCAGTCCAGACAGGTATTAAGTATTCGTAGAAACTACAAGCAAGATGACCCGAACAAAGAAAAAGTTAATCACTTTGTACATTATAGATTTGTTCCCGGCTTTGGTTTCTATGGATTGGGCCTTATTCACTTCCTTGGCAATCTAACAATGAGTGCAACGGCAGCTATGCGTTCCCT